CTCTGACGTGATCATGGACACTCACGAAGACCCAATCATGAGAGAGGCCGTGGACATCCTCGGTGAGCAGGCTGCAGTCCTGATTGAGAAAACTCGTTACAACGTCCTGAAGGCTGGTACCAATGTCTTCTACTCGAATGCCGACACCAGTCGTGCAGCCGTTGACGTTGTGTTTAGCCTGAACGACCAACGGAAGGTAACCCGGTTCCTGAAAAGGCAGCTTGGTAAACCTATTACATCTGCCGTCAAGAGCACTCCTGCTTTTGGTACAGAGAGTATAGCCCCTTCCTTTATCTGCATCGTGCACCCCGACCTGGAACCTGACCTTCGTGCTATCAGTTCTTTCGTACCGGCTGAGAAATACGGATCGATGACTCCTTGGGACGGTGAGATTGGCAAGATTGAAGATGTCCGTTATCTGATGTCTACCATCATCGAACCTTTCTTGGGTGCTGGTAACTCCGGTGGTTCTAACGTCCTCACGACGAATAGTAATGCCGACGTTTATCCGATGCTGTATCTTGCCCGTGATGCTTACGGGATCGTGGCCTTCAAGGGTGCTAATGCTCTGACCCCGATGGTTGTCAATCCTAAAGCTTCCGATTCTGACCCACTGGCTCAGAGAGGACACGTTGGCTGGAAAGGTTACTCTGCCACTATCATCCTGAACGACTTCTGGATGTGTCGTCTTGAAGTAGCCGTTTCCGATCTGTCGTAATCTGTAACTTTTATTAACTTGGAGAGGGCAGGGCTTGGCTACCCCCTGGCCTTGCCCCTCCTACTAACTATCATCGATGGAAGGATCGTGATATGAAAAACTATATGAGCATGAAGGACGTTGAATTAGTCGAGTTGATGGACAAGTACGAATTAACGAAGGATGACTTCCTGGCCCCCAACGGCTCAGTCAATCGAAAGAAACTCTCCAACATTTTAAGACTCATTGATGTCAATGCAGGTAAAGAGAAGGAGGCTGTTGTCATCACCGAGGAGGGTAACGTCGAGGAGCACAAACCAACCACGAAATTACATAAGGGCCTCAGTGGTATGATGGTACAAATTACCTTCTACAACACTGACGAGAACGACCTACCCTACGTACAGATGGCACTCAACGGTATTGCCCTCATCATCCCCCGGGAAAAGATGGTTTGGATTCCCAAGGAGTTTATCGATGGTGTTCTTCAAAATGCTATTGCAACCAAAATGAAAATGGATGTGGACCGTGATGGAAAGATCAGGTACATACCAAAACAAGTCCCTCGTGTACAGCACACCGTGCATGACATTAAGCACATCGACGTGCTCCGTAAAGAGTACGACGAGGAGAAAAAAGGAAAATAACCTATGGCATTCACAGCAAACGACTACATAGTTGATGCTGCTGATATCTATGGTGACACCGGTTATGATCGTGTAACCTCGGCAACGTGGATCAAGTACTTGAATGCAGCTATTCGAGCCTTGATCCTCGTACGTCCCGATGCTGGTGCCGTCACTGAGTCGGTAACATTATCTGCAGGAGTAAGGCAGTCATTACCCACGGCAGGCTTAAGACTCTTGGACATAACAAGAAACATGGGCACCGATGGATTAACGGCTGGTAAGATCATTACACCTGCAAAAAGAAGTCACATAGATTTTGCAAACCTGCTGTGGCCTGCTGGGACAGGGGATACAGCTATTGACAATTTCTCTTACGATAAAGAGAACCCAGAAATATTTTATGTAACACCTCCCGTTCATGCCACCACTGTGGTCCAGGTTGAGATGGTATCGTCTCAGCTACCTACTGCTGTTTCAACCACAGCCAGTGTAACTGGAACCAATAGTATATTCTTCGAACCTCTTGTCCAGTATATGTTGTACAAAGCATTCATTGCTGACGACGAGGACGTTGAGTTTAGCAAGGGCATGACCTTCCTACAAAACTTCTTTAACTTACTGCAGGTTGATATGGCAGCTTCAAGTGCTGCAGGACCTGAGACAAAGGAATAACCTATGGCTACTGCATCTGCTGGGTATGTACTCTTCGATGTGTTCCTACCCGAGATTCTCCAGTACTGCTCTGGTGCTCCGTCTATAATGATCCGGACACACGTTCTTAGTACAACCATTGAATTTTTAGAACGTACCCTGGCCCTCAAGAAAGAACCATCTGCCTTTCAGCTTGAGGAAGATAAGAGCACGTACACCTTGAAGTACACGGGAGATAAATATCGTGCCATTGCTGTGGACAACTGTCGTATTGATGGCAACGACTTACCTATGCTTAGAACAACCGAAAAGGAAATGGATGCTGAGTTTAATAACTGGAGAGAGACAACGTCCAGTAAACCAACCCGATACTTCCTTGAGGATGAGACAAATAAAATTAGATTCTGGCCTACACCCAGTGCAGATGTTACTGACGACCTTGAGCTTGTCACACGGGTTACGTACAAGAGGGATCAAACAGAAATAGATGAGCACATCTACGAGAAGTGGCATGAGCACATCCAGGCTGGTGTAGTTTCACGGCTACTATTGATTCCCACAGCCTCATGGTATAACCCACAGCTTGCTGGTAGCTTTGCACGAGCTTACAGAAATGGTGTCCGTACTGCCAGGAAAACAACCTTGACCGGCACCGGTAAATACCCTGGTCGGATCATACCCCAGGACTTTATAGTGATGGGATCAAATGCAATTAAGAGGAGTGGATCATGGCTGTAAAATTTGCAAACAATGCCGAGAGTACCCTGGCCTCTGGCATAACCTCAGGTGCCACGACACTGACGGTTGCTGCTGGTGAGGGTAACAACTTCCCTATCGTTGCTGGTGGGAGTGGAGATTACTTCTACTGCACCCTGGTGGACGTATCCGGTAACAGAGAAATAATTAAGGTAACCACACACACCTCCGGTGATGTGTTCCAGGTAATAGAACGAGGGGCAGACGACACCTCAGGTACGGCCTACTCCACGTCTGACAAGATTCAGCTACGTTTACCCAAGATTGTGCTTGAAGCTTTTCGGGACGACATAGCAACGAATGCTGCAGACATAGTAACGAATGCTGCAGACATAGCCACAAACGTGGCTGACATAGCAACCAATACTGCTGACATTGCAGCCAATGCTCTGCTACTTCTGGCACCGTCAGGTCTCAAGATGTACTTCTACGAGAACGTGGCACCGACTGGCTGGACACTTGATGCAGGCCCGGCTGATAGCCTACTTGCTATTAAAGGTGGGGCACAGGACTATAACGACACGGGTGGTCAGGTACTTGGCTCGTGGACCCCAACAACCCATACACATACAGGCCCAAGCCACACACATACCGGGCCGTCACATACTCACACCGGCCCAAGTCACACCCACACGATGGGTACCCATAATCACATGTGGTATAATTTTATTGGGTCATCATCTAACGATCAGTCGTTTGCCTCAAATGGAAGTGGTCAGGCTATCACTGGAACAAACAACACTGGCTATGACAAAATCTCGGTACACGATGGAACGATTGGTGGTAGCTCAGTTAAAAAGATGGATCAGGATGCCTACACAAACAATGTCGATCCAGGTAACACCAATGCTGGTGGTACCGGAGCAACGGGTGCCAGTGGAACAGGAGCAACCAGTGCTTCAGGAACAGCAGCCACTGGATCATCCAGTGCACCGTCTACGGACAGGCCTCAAGCAGCCGTGGGTATCATAGCAACCAAAGACTGATAACATTTAAATTACAGGGGGAAATATTATCATGGCTAAAAGACAAGACACATGCACCAAAGAGAAATGTCCATTTTGGATTCGATATAAGGACCAGTGCCCCAACTACGTTGAGGGTTTGTGGAAAACAAACGAGGGTGACACGTATGCTACGGCAGACTGTGCACCCAAACGAACCATGATCCTTACCCAGCAACTGTACGACTTTATGTTTGGCATGAGAATTGACTATGCCAACGTTCGTAAGTCAAACGTTCAGGTTCTTAAACAGTTAGGTGCTCTCGAAGGCCTGGAGTTTATTGAGGGTAAGGTTGAGGAACCCAAACTAATAGAGGAAAAAACAGATGGCAAAGATACAGATTAATGAGTTCAAAGGTATCATGCCCAAGGTGGCTAACGATAAGCTGCCACCCAATATGGCCCAGACTGCCCTTGACCTGAAGACAGCAACCGGTGAGCTTAAAGCCTACCGTAAGTCTACAGCAAGCACAGCCTTAACTGGCTCTGCTTACAAGTCATTGTTTGAGTACCTGGAGGGTGGTAACAACCATTGGGTTTACTACAACAACATTGTCCACTGGGTTAGATCACCAGTAGCCAACGACACCTGGGAGAGAATGTACTTTACCGGTATGCCTGCTCAAAAGTCAAAGGGTACGGTGACCTTCACCGATGGCATGACGGATGGTGAAACCTTAACCATAGGCTCAGAGACATTTGAGTTTGACATAGGTGACGATGGTGTCGGTGGTGGTAACACCGAGCTCGGCACGGCTGCAACCACAACGAAAGAACTGTGTGCAGCAGCCCTGGCAGCTAAGACCCCAGCAGCAGCCGTTACGTTTACAGACAACCTTGACGGCACGGTGACAGTGGAAGCTACGACAGCCGGTGTAGCCGGTAATACTATAGCCTTCTCTAACTCGGGTGCTCACATCGACACGGATACGTACAATGCCACAGCCTTCCTTGGTGGGACCTTTGTGGGTACAGCAGCCAATGAGTATGCAGCCTTCGTTAACGATCTTCAGGGTGCAGGAACATTTGACTTTACCACAGACTTCTATTACCCAGGTGCTCCATCTGGTTCAGCCCCAACGGTTTCACCACAAGTAGCAGGAGCATTATATATAGCCTACTTCTACACCTATGTTAGTCGATACGGTGAGGAGGGTCCTCCAAGTTCATTGGGTGAGTCAAGTACCAATACTCTTAATGGAAGAAATGATATCGATGACATTGACTACCCCGATGCAGCCGACGAGCATCTGATCACAAAGGTGGGAACAAATCGTCCGTACGTAAAGCTGTACAGAACAGCCGACGACGGTGCTGGCAATGCTGATTTTCTTCACGTGCTTAATGCCTACTGGTTTGATTCCACTGAGACCTACGTTGCTGGTGAGTATGTATTCTACGGTGGTGCTGGAACCTATGATCTATACGAGTGCACAGTTGGTGGTACTGGAACCTGGGCTGGTGGCACACATACCTTTGTACAGGGTGAGTCTGTTGATGTGGCTGACCTTGGATCGGTTGGTGACTCCCCGTTCGACGACAGAGCCCCAGATGGTCTTACCGGACTACGGGGGCATCCTAATGGATTCTTTGTAGCTCACAAGGACAACGTCCTTTACTTTTCCGAACCATTTGCACCATGGGCCTGGCCTGAGGACTACCAGATTCCAATCGATCATGATATTAAAAGTATCGGTATCTTTGGCTCGACCATCGTTGTTGCCACGGACGGTTGGTGCTACACCTTCACGGGTCCACACCCAACGTCCTTATATAAAAACAAGCTGTCCTTTCAACCGTGCCTGTCTCAACAGGCTCTGGTAGAAACTGATGACGGTGTTATGTTTCCCTCCCCTGAGGGATTCCAGCACGTGACAGCAGCCGGGATGCAGAACGTTACAGCCCCTTTCTTCCAACCGGAGGACTGGGACGACTACGAACTTGAGACCATGCAAGCTGCCTGGTACAACAAGGCCTACTATGGTTTCTATAAATCAGCAGACTATGACGGTAATGTTGTCATCGACTTTCTAAATGGTGCCGTCACGTCAGGTGTTAACTACCACCTGGCATCTTACGTCAGCATTGCTAACGGTGAGTTCTACACGATCTTCCAGTCCGATATTGATGAACCAAGCATATACTACATTTCACAGTGGGACTCGGACACGTCGTCGTACCGAAACTTTATGTACAAGTCTCCCAGGTACATCCTTGAAAAGCCCAAGAACTTTAAGGTGGCTCAGGTGATTCTGGACACAGACTTTTATAATGATGTCTTGGATATTATTGCAGACGGTGGTACCCTGTCAACATTAAACAATGCAGCCTGGTCAGCTAACCCAGCTACGTCCTGGGGGCAGGAGGATTTGTTTGGGCCTCTTAATGGGAGTATGTTAAACGAGCAGGACGTTAATGGGGATAACTTGTATAGCCTCTCCTCTCTTGGTGTGCAAAGCTACGTGGAGTTTAAAGTGTATGCCAACGGTGTCTTGAAGTTCACAAAGCAGGTATCGAACAGTAACATGTTCAAGCTGCCCCGTGGGTTTAAAGATAAGAAGTGGGAGATAGAGGTGTCTGGTATGATTCCAATCAAACGGATAACCATGGCAACGTCAACGGAGGAGATTGTATAATGGCAAACATAGTTACACCCCACAGTCCTGACATAGCCGGGAAGTTAATAGACTCGGACCAGCAGCTAAAAGATATCTTGATAGCTAACAAGCTTACTCTTGAGGCTCTGGTCCAGGCCGTGAATAAAAACACGGCTGCTTTGTCAGGCCTTGACGTGGACTACGGTATGTGGACTCCAGTTGGTGCTGATGCAACCTCTGGTGGTAATTTAGCCACGGCAGGCACATCAATAGGGCACTACACAAAGATTGGCAATATGGTTACCTTGATTTGGCAGTTGCTGCTAATTGACACTACAGGCCTAACGGCTGGTAACGTCTTTTACATTCAGGGCATTCCGTTTCCGTCGGTTGATGACTACCCTATTGGCCCAGTGTTTCCAAAGTACGTGAACTGGGCAGGCTCCAACTCGTACCTGCAGGCCATTATATTAAATGATGCCATTGCAACCTTCGAGCCAGCCGATAATGCTCTCGGTGCTTACACACTGGTCAGTGGGCTAACATCCACGTCGGCCAAGTTCAACGGATCAATAACTTACAAAACAATTTAACAGGAGATAACTTAGATGGGATGGGTAGATAGCATAATCGATGCTGGTGCTGACATCATTGGTAGTGTGTTTAGTGAGTCCGGTAAAGAGGACCCTAAGCAGCCCAAGGTGAGTCCGTCTACTGTGTCCGGAGAGTCAAAGCAAACGGTTGACTTTCTCTACGACCAGCAGGCTGCAGACACCATGAAAGCATTCACACAAAAGCTAAATGAGTGGGGAGACCTTGACCGGTCCTTCATGGAGGACGTGTACCGTCCGTTCCAAGAGGAACTAATCTCAACAAACACTCAGCTAATTAATATGATCGGCAAAAATTCATCTCTTGCCCTGGAGCAAAGTATCAAAGACCTTACAAGCTCCGATGCCCTGAAGTCTATCTTCAACCAAAGCATCACCGAGATGGGTGCCAACGTATCCGAAACAGCCAGTAGGTTTAAAGCTGAGTTGGATAACCTTCCGACGATTGAGCAAAGGGTAGGACAAGCAGCCAGTGCTGTTGAGCAGCAGTTTGGGAAAGCTGGTGCCGATATCCGTGGCCGTTTAAAGGCTCAGGGGTTAAACGTATCACAGGCAACCGAACGTGACCTGGCTATTCAAAAGGCAACAGCTAAGGCCGGTGCTGTGGGAGCAGCCGGTGAAGCTGCCAGACGTGAACGTATGGATGCCCTGGCAACTGGCACGGGTGTGTTTCAAAACCTTCAGACCAGTCAGGCAGGCCTCTTAGCTAACCAGCAGGCCCTTACCCAGTCAGGTGTAGGACTTACCCCACAGATTGGTGGTGTAACTCTACCAGACCAGACAGCCCTTGGTGTAGGTGCTGACCTTACGGCATCCCAAGGACTTCAGCAGAGGGGTGTTACAACTGCAGATAAGGACCTGACAATAACCCAAGCCGGTGCAAAGGATGTTGGAAAGTTCCCAGGCCTTGACGGTGGAAAGTTATTCAATGCTGATGGTACACTAACCGATACTGGTGCTGGCCTTGATGGAAAGCTTACCCCTGAGGAGATGAAGACGTTGCAGGAATTTGAACGTGACCGTTTTAATCCACAGTCTGGAACCAATACAGGTGAAACACTTAAGCAGAATAATCCTGGTCTATATAGTAAAATACAAAACCTTGCTCCGTCATTAATTGGTGGTGCTGTAGGAATCTTTGCAGGACCTTTTGCTGGTGCTGGTGCAAAAAAACTGGCCAGTAATTATTTTGACCCAATGACTGGACAAACCACCAGGACAACCCAAAGTGGTGAGGGTCGAAGCACAGGCAGTGGGGCAGGCACGGGAGGTGGACGAGGTGGTGAACATGAGACCGAGTCCGATCCATCCGGTGGAATGGGAGGAGTATAACCATGGCAAGTAAAGCATTACTACGAGGTGTTGGTGCTGGGCTACAAAGATTCTCACAACGTAGACGTGAGGACCGGAGACTTGAAAAGGAAGATGCATTCAAGGAACGGGAATTACAAATACGTGAGAACGAGAGCAGGCTCCGTCAGCAGCAAATCGAAATACAGAACATAGCATCCAAGGCTAAGATTGCCCATGGCAACCTGGTCAAGACTGCTATGTCCTCTGGATATACAGATCAGAATGCAGGGTATGGAAGTCAGCCTCTTGCTGAGGCAATGACTAAGTACCTTGGTGATGGCCGTGCCTATCGTCACAAGGGCTACAACGATAAGGGTTTACCAGAGTGGGAGATTGGTAGATACAAAACCGATCTTGAGACTGGCAAGGTCACACAGGACAGTGCTGGTAAACCTGAGTGGATTCCCTACAAGGACATCGATGGCAGGGACCTTACTAAGTCTTTTGGTACAGCAGACGAGTGGGTAAGCTTTATCAACTCCAACATGAACCCTGACTACATGTTTGCTTTGCAGGCTGAGAAAAGAACAGCCGATCAAGCTGAGCAGGCACACAAGGATAGCCTACGTCGGATGGTTGAGACGAAAGCAAAAGAACTTGAGACCAAGCAGGGTGAGACTGCACAGAAAGCAGCCGAGCAGGACATCAAAGAGTCTGAGGCCCGTACCAGGAAACTGGACAAAGAGGCCCAGGCCACAGGTGGTAAGTCTTCGAAGATTCAGCAGATGGGTATGAAAGAATTTGCTAAGGACCTTCGGAAACGTTTTCCTGACTCAACCATTAGCATGGACACGGCAGAGAAGATTGCTGAGTCCGTTGATAACCCACGGGTTCGAGAGCACATCTCCAACCTGATTGCCCGTACCTTTGATCCTTCCGATCCGGATAGGCTTACCAGGACCCAGGTTATAAAGGACGGAGTTGCTGCCGGTTATCCTAAGGAATACCTTGATAGCCTATTTGACGAGGCTCAGGCTATACTCGAAGAGGATGAAGAGGCTGCAAGGAAACCTGGTTGGGGTGCAAGACTCATGTCACTTTTTGACTAATCAATAACTAACAAGGACTTAAAATATAATGGCATCTAAAAATTTATTCACCCTGACAGGTGATGACGACGAGCAAGAGGGAAAGGACGATGCCCCTATAACCGGTGCAAGTAAAAATCTATTTGATTTACCGGCTATTGACTCGACAAGAATAAGAAGTGCAATTAAACAAACTGAATCGGGTGGAGACTTTAATATTAAGGGTGCAAGTGGTGAGACTGGTGCATACCAGTTCATGCCTTCCACCTGGAAACAGTTCTCCTCTGAATTTAATAAAGGCAACGGTGCTCTTGAGCAGACCCCAGAAACTGAAGAGGCCGTTGTCGAGTTCAAGATTAACCAGTGGATTTCTGAAGGGCTCGGCCCTGAGGAGATAGCTGCCAAGTGGAATAGTGGTAGCTCTAAAAACTGGCAGAACAAACGTGGCACAAACAAGCAGGGTGTAAAGTACGACGTGCCTGCCTACGTTACTAAGGTTATGGGTGCCTATGGCTCACTGCCAGAATCAGCCCCCGTGAAAGAACGTGAGCCGGTTGAGTTGTTACCATCCCACAAGTCTACCCCTATCAGCCGAGCCAAGGAACGGGCACGAGGTAATGTTTACGATGCTGCCAAACGTCAGCAAATTGCAGACGACCTTGGTATTGATGTCGAGGATATACCTGCCCCAGTCCAGGCATTGAAGGATGCCAGTGACTTCATATACGACTCAGCTAAGGGTGTGAAGTATTCCTACGACATGGCCGACATGGGCATGGCCGAGGGAAGGATCGGCTCACGTATGAGACGTGGTGTTGACACACCTGAGGATGCCAGACGGCTCAAGGAATTGGCCGAGAAGAAAAAGGCAATCCAAGCAGAGGTTGAGAAGTCTCCTTTCTTGGCTAAATCTTTTGGGACACTTGCTCCCTTCCTGGTTAACTCAGCAAAGAAGGGTGGTGAGGGAGCACTGATCGGTGGCACCGTAGGTGCTGGTGTTGCTTTCTTAGCCGGTCAGGTTGTACCGGGTGCTGCTCTCCTTCCCGAGGAAGTTCTGACAGCCCCAGCCCTGACAGCATTAGGTTCTAAGATCGGTGCATCGTTTGCCTCTGTCAACGACATAGCCGACATTGAAGCTGGATCATCGTACCTTGAGTTCATTAACATGGGTATGGACAAAGAGAAGGCCGGGCTTGCCTCGGACGTAATTGGTCTGGGCTCAGGTATGCTTGAGCTTGCCCAGTTCAAACTTTTAAAACGGTTACTGCCGGGACAGGACAAACTTGTCTCTGGTGTTGTTGGCCGAGCAATAAAGCAGGTCATGCAAAACAATGCTGCCACAAGAGCAGCAGCTAAGTTTGGTGGTGCCATAGTACCTGAGGCATCCATCGAAACGGCCCAAGAGTTCTGGAAAAACGTTAACGAGCTTGCAGCACGTAACCTGGCTACCGAGTTGGATCAAAAAGATTTAAGCACAGGCACGATACAGGAGGCACAAGCCCTCTTAGGGAAGGGTTTAAAGGAAACCTTCGTCACTACCTTAGCTGGATTTGGTGTGGCTGCTATACCAGGTGCTGCTGTAAACTTCACGTCCGACGTACGGAGTAGCTCCGGTGCTGATAAGTCCAGTGCAGTCAAGACCAGTGAGGGTGTCACACTTGTACCAGCACACGACGTTGCTACCCCCGATGCCACAGACGTGACCCCGGGAAGAACAAAGCCTACCGTCAGTACACTTATGGGTGAGGAGAAGATTCAGACCGAGCCTAAAGAGGATGGTGAAGGCAAGGTAGTGTCCAACCGTCTTGATGTAACGGACGAGCAGACAAAGTCTCAGTTCGATTCCAACCAGTCCGTGAAGGACATAATTGAAAAGGTTGCCGTCGAAAAGAATCAGCAGAAGCTTGCTATCGATATCAACTCCAGTGAGTCCAGACTTAAAAACCTTGAGGGGTTTTATGAGGATGCCCTGCTGGATGAGGATCACGAGGGAGCACTGCAGGTTGCTGAGATGATGCAGGACGAGACCACCAAGCTAACCCAAAACTATCAGGCCCTGAGTATGAATCATCTCAAGGACCTCGATAATAAAAAGTTGTTACCCGATCCAGATGAATTAACCGACATTGAGTTGCACGTGCAGAAGATTAATGACCGGTCCAACAAGGCCGTGGCTGCACAGAAGACAGCCGTCAACAACATCCGGATACAGGAGCAGCAAAACTTTATAGAGTCCTTAGGTACCCGTAAGGGTCTTGAGGCTGACCTACAATCCCAGGCAGTGCTCTCTTCACGAGCAGGCAACTCAGCCCAGGGAAAGCTGTATCAAAATGTCCTACTTGAGATGAAGCAACAGTCTCACATGGGTCCGTCTGAATACTACTCCAAGACACCAGCAGCCAAACTACTCAAGATGAAACTTGAGATAGAGCAGCAGGAAATTGTTGACAGGGAAAGTGCAGTCGGTGCCCTTGAAAAGGATCGGGCTCAGATACGTACCGATGCCATGAAGACCTGGATCAATGACTCCCTAAAGGACAGGGCAGAGTATGACGACATCCAACTCTTTGGTGAACGTATTATACATGATGCCAAGATAGAGCAGAAGCAGGCTAAGGAAGCAGCAAAGGCTAAGGCCGATGTATCTGCTAAGGCCAAGGGTGCCAAGGATATCAAGGCAGTACGTAGAGCACAGAAGGGCAAACTAACTGGACAACGTAGAAAGGAACAAGCCCGTGTTGCAGAAGCAGCTAAGAAAGTTAAGGTCGGTACACGTACGGTTCAAGATTTACGTACTCAGTTACGTAAACCGGTTCCTGGTCCGACTCGTACAGAAGAACTTGAAACTGTTAAGACAGACAAGGCTAAACGAGAGTCGGAGATTAAGAAACAAGTGGAAAGGGTCGAAGGTCTCGAACGTCCAAAGACTCCCATCAAAAAAGGCAAAGCCAAAGTATCCGATCTAAAAAAGGACACCTCTAACTTTGTTATCCTCACCTCCGACAATCCTCAAAGCAAGCAGGCTTCACCTGCAGTTAACGTTAAGAATCGACAGGCTCTAAAAAAGAAACTGGACGATCTTGGTATTGACTACACCATAGGTAAGTCTAAGTTCGAAGGCCTTGACGAGGTACCATTTGTAATTCATAACATGTCCCAGGCAGAGGGTAAGAAATTATCCGACAGCTTAGGGCAATCTTCTTTCATATACGGTAAGGGTAAAGAGGTTGGTCTTGTTGAAGGTGACAAGGTTGCCAAGGGCAAACGTGCAGACACAAAGCTTGCACCAGATGCCACCGATTACTACACCGAGATTAATGGAGAGAAGTTTACCATGAACTTTGACTTTGAGAACCAGTTGGATGTTGATGGTATGCAGATGTCTGAGGGTGTTGCAGGAAAGGCCCGGGAACTATTTAGGGCTGCAGCTATTCAGATGCCTGACGGCACAGTGCACGAAGGAACAAGTCACATCGATATTCTTGACAACTCTATTGGTATTGAGAACATGATTAAGATGCCCATGGAGCAGGCCAATAAGATGAAGGATGGCTTTGTAACCGTTGATGGTAAGTTCGTAGAACGAGGCACTGCTGCTAAGATGGTAGGTGTGAGGGGTGACGACACTCTTTACTCTGAAACATTTCTGCACAAAGTGGCTGACCAACGTCACGACAAGAATGAAACCATGTCGGTTGTTAACTTTAAGAAGATGACCCTTGAAGGCAAGATGGGTACACTTGAGGTTATGGACTCTCTTGAAAAAGAGATGAAGGTTGGTAAGTATAAATTCCTGTTTAATAAAACCAAGGCACATAAGATTAAGACCGTGTTCGTCACGGCTGAGGGTCAATACTCTAAAATACCTGAGGTCAAAACACAGTTCTCTAATCTAAAGAGCAGAGAAAATGCCTCCAGCAGATTTGATGGTGGTCGAATAGTAGATCCTAAGACCGGTCAGATGGTTAGGCAAGAAGGACTCAAAGGTGTGTTTCACCGTGAGCAAAACCTTGCTGTCATAAACCTACCTGCCATTGGGAGAACTGCATCCAATCTCGACCAGGCACTTGAGACGGTGGTACACGAGCACGTGCACGGCCTAACTAAGATTGGTTTAGAGACAATGGGTAGTAAAGAGAAAGCTGCCCTGGAGAAAGAACTGAAACTATTGTGGCAGTCACTTGGCACAGACTTTAAGAGGCAGCTACGTGATAACCCTGAGGTACACCCTCGTATTCGTATGGGTATACAGCAGGTAGATGAAAGCATCGTTGAGCTAATTACCTACGGCCTGGCACACCCTGAGTTTGCTGAGTGGCTGGACAGTATAGCAGCCTCACCAAGATTTAAGGCTAAACAGTCAACGATCAAAACTATGTGGGATGCTATCAAGGATCTTATCATTAAGGCAGTAGCCAAGGTACCGTCGAAGCACGACGAGCTAATGGACATCCTCAATACACACATGGGTATCACTGACGGTATTCCCCAACAGATTAGATCAGCCGGTGTTAGGGTGTCCGACTTTGCTCAGGACTGGCTTGCTAAAAGGAATATGCTTGATGATGTTGCCGACGGCACGTTAGAGAATTGGGGTGTTCGTAGAGACGACATTGCTGACAAAGCATTTAGTAAGGGTATAGAGCTTGAGATTGAAGAGTACGAGGACACGTTGTTTGTTCATCAACTCACTATACCACCAGGTAAGCAGTCGGCTGCAGTTGGCACTCTTCGAGCCTTAGCTAAGGAGTCAAAGGAACTTGGTAAACCTGTCTCTGCCCAGATAGTTAACAACGAGCTACTGGCCGGGCTGGAAGGGAAAGCAACAAAGGGTAAGCTGAGGCTTAAGGCTGACGACGTAGACTTGACAACGGTTATTAGATTCAGCAAGGTTGAGGATCTAACACAATTTAACTTCGGTAATAACGTAACACCTCGTGTGGTTGCTGAGTGGATTGCTGAGATTGATGCACCTAATGCAGCACAGTCCATTGTAGTAAAGGATGCTGCTGAGTTTGAAGAGCAGTTTGGCTTTGCACCAGGTGAGAAAGCCGTTGCCGTTTGGTTGGATTCTCAAAAGGGAAGAAAGAAAGCTGTGAAGGGTACTACAGCTATCCCTGCACTACCGGCTATACCACAGCAGGTTGTGTTTATATCTGACCGTATCCAGTCCCAAGAAGACTTTGTCTTCAGGTTCATGCACGAGCAGGCAGGCCACGTAGGATTACGTAACCTGTTTGGAAAGAACAAGGCTCTGATGAACAGGTTCTTTGATCAGGCCTACAGTATCTTTGCATCTAAAGATGCTGAGCTTTTGCAGCAGACTATTGAGACATACGACATAGGACGTGTAACCGATCCTAATAAAGGCATACGTAAGCTGACCGGTGCAGAGAAACGTCTGGCAGCAGAGGAAGTGTTGGCTACCAAAGCAGCAATGCTTAAGCCTACAACCAAGAAGTCTTTGGCTAAAAGGTTTAAAGAGTTTCTGCAACGTTGGCTACCATCTAAGTTCGTTGCCCGGGTGAACACGTTTAAGATGACTGAGGCCGACCTTACCATGGTAATGGAAGCAGCCCGAGAGTCTGTCTTTGTTCGACAGCCACAGATTGCTGATATGATAAGTAAGGCTCTTGAGTCCCGTAGGCCCGAGCATAAGTTCAAGGGCTGGGATAAGCTACCCAATTTCATGGAGTCCGATGATACGTACAAGGCATGGGCTAAAGAGGTGGCCGAGGCTGTACCTGAAGCAAAGGAATGGTACGAGCAGCACGTTAACTTAATGAGAGAGAACTTTGGTAAGGATGCAGACATGCTGTCTGTCCTGCTTGCCCTCACGTCTCCTCAGGCAGATGTTGAAACCAACGTGCAGTTTGCAATCGACACGTACCTGTACCTGTTAGGAAAGAATGATAAACCAGGGCACAGGTTTCCAAAAAAGTTTGAGGCAGAGATACTATCACAGTGGACGGATGCCAAGGGTATGCTCAAGTCTATAGAGTCCAGTAACTTTAAGGTTACCGAGTTCTTAAGATCGTTGATGGGTGATACCAATGGTACCGTGGGTGATATATGGATGTACCGTGCTTTCTTTGGTGATCATGTTGTTCATAACCAAGCAGATGAAAACCCAAGGGTCAGTCAGCAGGTTGCTTTACGTCAGAAGCTATTTGACCTGGCAGACGAGTTGACTACAGAGACCGGCACGTCATGGCACCCCCGTGACCTTCAGGCTGCAATCTGGGTATACGTTAATGCCAAGACCACAGGGAAACCATTTGAAAAGATAGCATCGTTTAAGTCTGGATTCAATAAGCCTACACCTAAGTACGATGGTAAGACTCCACTGGAGCATTTAAACACCGTCGTTCCTGACGTGGCCGAGGGACCCCTGTCCCAGAAGTTAGGCCTTGAAGGTATAGAGCAGTCACCTCTCAGCACACTGGAAAAGAAACGTCTCCTGGCCCTGAGCCGGGAAGGTGTTAAAGCTAAGTACCCTGTTAAAGAGGATGGTACCATACGTGCTCTTGGCCAGGACACCAGCCCAGTGGCTAACGTTAGGATGATCGATGCAATAGCTAAGGGTGGAACACACGTGACAGCCGTGTCTCAGGAGATGGCTGACCACTATAAAGAGGTGTTTGGATTCGAGCCGGTGGATGGGCTGGACATGAAACTGTCCGACACTGCACTGGCACTGTACACAAATAACAAAGGTAAGGTCACAGCCAACTCGGTTAGAGATAACCTGGGTGGGTTTGCAAATGAAAACTTTTCTCGAACGGCCAGGTTCTCACTGGAAGCACGTAAGAATCTTGACCACATAGCTGCCATGTCCCAGGAGGATATCATTAAACGGGACGAGGAACTACTTGCCACCGGCAACGATGGCTCGTCTGTACTTGGTAAACTATTTGAGTGGAGTGATCAGATGCTCCTTAACATGAACCGATTCACTGACCAACTGGAGCAGGAGTTTTTAAATAAGTTTGGTGGAAGAAAAACACGAACCCCTGTACGTGTGCTTGGATTTGCCTCCGGTAAGAAACTAAACACGTACGACACTGAGCTACTGCAGAAAGCAATGAACCTTTATATTGACTCAGGGTCTGGTAAAAACCTGGAGAAGGTAATGGCATACGTGAAGAAGCTTGGTGCCAGAGGTATTAAGAAGCTATCGGTTAGAGAGTTGGATCAACTGGAACAGATCGAACGTATGCTGGCCCTGACCGAGGAAGAGAAGGCCTGGGCCGACAGTGAGATTAGACCTTACTATGAGGACTTCTTTGACTTTGCACAGGACAAGGAGATTATCGACAGCCACGTTGACAACTACGTCAAACGTACCTGGAAGATGCCCAAGTCCCTGGACGACAGCACCGTAACATGGAGTGGGTCCGGTACCACCGGGTTCAAGCTGAAGGCTCCGTCCGGAGAGCAGAGGGTACTCGAAAGTATTGTTGATGGTTGGGAAGCAGGCATGGACCTGAAGGTGCAGAGTGTGTTGCAGAACCTTAGCAACTACGGCACCGAGGTAGGGAAGGTGTATACCAACCGGAGATTCGTTGAGTACATGAGAGGATTAATAAGTTTTAACCAAGGTGGATTAATGCACGAGGTTGATGTCAAGCAAGACCCAACCTTCAAGCCACCTAAACATTATAGTCAAGTAGTAACCCAAGGGTTTGCTAAGCCATTCCATAAGCTGTATGCACGTAATGATATAGCCGGGATACTTAACAACCTGACCAAGGACCCGGGCTCACAGCACTGGACGGCACAGTTAGTCAGACGACTTAACTCAACGATAAAGTCTGTGATCTTGAACGTGTCCCTATTCCACCACCTGGCTGGAATGAGGTCGTACGTCTTTGGTGTGGGTGGTAAGCACTTCGGTCAGTGGAACCCCATTAAGGCCTACAAACGTGGACTGAAATTAATTGATGAGCAGGTAGGACTTGACGGTCAGTATCGATCCATTGGCCCAGTAGTAGATTACCTTGTACGTGAAGGATTGACCATTGGCAAGACCCAGGACTGGGAGGACATGGGTGGTGTGGGTTGGATAGAGGAAGCTCTCTTGAAGATGCAAGGCCCAAAGGCACAGAGTGCTCTCAGTAAGTGGAGACTGGCCGGTAGGTTTCGACGTGGCATGACAACCGGTTTGTTTAACCGACTGTTTGCCGGGCTGAAGGCTGAGGCTGGTTCTATTGAGTTTGTCCACAAGATTAACCAGAAGGAAAAGAAACTTGGCAGGCCACTGACGGATGCTGAGTTGAAGACAACGGCACAGCAGGTAGCTGCACTCGTTAATGCTGACTTTGGAGGTCTCCATCATGGTAGGCTGAACAGGTCCCATAAGCTGCAACGTGCACTACAGCTATTCTTACTGGCTCCGGACTGGACAGAGTCCAACTGGAGGACTGTCGTTGAAGCTATACCAGGTGCCAACAAGGTTCCGGACATTATCCGGAAGACTTTCACGGATGCCCCGGCAGAACCTAAGAACTTAATGCCCGAGGGTATGGAGAGTGTCTACCGTAAATTCTGGTGGGGTGTTGCTAAACGTGGTGTCCTATCTGTAGCTATGCTGCAGGCAGGGATCATGGCATTTGCTGACGACGATGAACGAGAGGATTACTGGGATCATTTCAAGCAGCAGTTCTCAAGCTTGTCACAGTTTAGCAAGGGACGATGGACAGAGGTTGACTTCACACCTATTGCCAGAAGGATGGGAGTAGGTGATCCTGACAAACGTCAGACGTTTAGTGTGATCGGACACTTCAAGGATATCATAAAGGTATTCAGCCCAAGTTCTCTGATCAAGCATAAGATGTCTCCAGCAGTCAGGGTTGGTGAGACCATGTTACTTAAGACAGACTGGAAGGGTGACGAGTTTAGTTCGTTTGCCGAGTTCCTTGAAACAGGGAGCATGACAAAGGCACAGTTCGACAGCCAACCGTCAACGTTTTGGGAGCAGGCTCCGGTCATAGCCCTGTACAACGTCAGGTCTTCATTCCCGATCTTTCTGAGTGAGGGTCTACGTTCACTGTCTGGTGAAACTACGTACCTGACAGGAGTCTCTAAGGCTCTTGGCATGGACGTGAAGGATACCCGGTCAGTGTCGGCAGGCCAAAGAAAGTATGAGGAAGTTAACAGTGAGATAAATGAACTTGAACGAAACCTGAAGGATGCTCAGACTGTAAAGGATCGTCGTATGATTGTCGAGGCACGGAAGGACATTAAGAGATACGAAGGATTCAACAGGAAGAAGTCCCGTATAGGTTTCACAAAGGTCCAACTCCGACAACCAAATAAAGATATCAAGAGGCTTAATTTGATTGCCGAAACAAGGGAATTGACCACCAGTGAACAACGTAAACTTGACAGGGCTAAGGCCAAGAGAGACAAGATTTACTCTAAGTTCCTGAAGGTCATAGAAAGGTAAGCCACACATGGCAGATACTAACTCAGAAAAACTGGACAAGATCATACGGGTTGTAACCAGAACAGAGGTCCAGGTCGAGGCACTGATGAAGGCCGACTCTCACACGAGGATCACCAAGCTTGAGTCAGCCCATAAGTTTTGGAAGGCTGTAGCCATAGCCGTCCCTTCATTTGGTGGACTGATCTTAGGCATACTGAAGTACTTCGATCAATTATAAACCACAAACAAAAAAAGCCCTACCTGGATAGTTGATATCCGAGTAGGGCTTTTCTTTTTTCTACAGGCTAATGAACCAGTCCGTGGCTAAGATGCAGAACAACAGGCCAGCACCGTAGCTTATGATGATGGCCTCACTCATGACTTAGGTCTCCAGTTATCCTGGGGAACGATTGCCTCGGTGAGCTCGTACCGGATGCACGTACGGCACGGTGCTTCAGTGAATCCCCGGCACATATCCAAACACGTGGAACACTGGTGTGGTGTGACCTCCACCGGGATAGCCTCTATTGTTTTGCTTTGGTAATAAGGCAGGAGGAAACCTGTAGGGCACTGATCTACAAGGTCACACTCCTTGCACGGGTGTGTGCCACAGATATCCTCGTCATTACAGGGACACTCCAGGTCTTCATCCTCCGTACACTCAAAGCAGGGAGGTACGGAAGGACAGGTCTCCAGGTCCTCGTCCATCTCCTCGTGGGTAATCTGCAGTGGCTGGATAGTTACCTGGCCATCTTTCCGTCGAAGACTCTCGTTAAACTTCATGGCCCGATCACCGACGGTGGTCCAGAATCCCTCGTGATCGGTGTAGTCTGACCGGTCATCCAACTCACGGTCATAGATACCACGTTCGATCAGTTCCTGGTTAAGCATGATACCCATGGCATTCCAGATAATAGCTGACAGATGATCCTCGTCAACCAGGCCCTCGTCGTAGTCCAGTAGGTGACGGCCAAGAGAGGCACGGTACCGGCTGGTCTTCTGACCGAGCTCAAAGTTTTTCTCCCCGTACTTATCACACCCGTTGGCAAAGTGCATACCCAGCCGACGTAACACTAATGGGTTCATCAGGTCCGGTCTTGATTTACCTACCTGGCTGTCACGTCTGCTACCGGTGCTCATGTCCTCACGTTGCCCACTGTCTTTTACTTTATTAAACTTCATACAATTATTCCTCCACGTCGTTTAAGGTTATTGATTCTATCTTGTGCTGCCTTGGGCATAGCCTTAAGATATAACTCATACTCATTGATCAGTGAGAGATAAATTAAGGCCTTGTCACGTAGGTCTGTGTTCATATCCTCAGCCTTTTGCATTGCCTCGAACTTGATCTTGTTACACTGGCTGCTCTTCCTCTCGTAGGCCTCGTACCACTTATCGGCCTCAGCCTCTTTAAGATCACGTTCTGTCTCAGCATCCTCAAGGTCGTCACGTAGCTGGTCGATCTGCTCAGCCAGGTGCCTTATCGATTCTTCCATTGCTTCTTGAGGCTCTTGTACATCACCCTCCAGTGCCAGGCAGAGGTGATGGTGCCAGGTGCCTTACCAGGTTTCATCAAAGGGAAACCGTCAGGGTCCATCATAGGATGGCTGGTCTCAGGGTTAAGCATAGGTTCCCACTCTATCCGGTTCATGGCCTGGTTGTACTCGTTACGTCCCTCACCGGCAGACTTCTTCATGACGGTCAGCACGTACTGCAGGGCTATCCGTCGTAACTTCTTGGCTCGTTTTCCTCTCATATTTATTTCCCCTCATTGTCATTGAGGCCCGGGAAGGTCCACATCAAAGAGATGGGCTTTCCGTTGGGCAACTTGTAAACGTCAGGTGGCATCCAGTCCATTGATCCAGTCTCTTGGAATGCTGTCATAACAAATGACTCCCACTCACTGGCAGACATCTCCCGTACCTCTAAGGGAAGTATCACACCAATAAGCATCAATGAAGTAGACTGGTCTTTGATATTCTTTGATGACATGTACCCATTCTCCTCTGTCGTTGAAAGTGTCATACTCCTGACGGAGTAAGTAATCATCCCCTACCACACCAAGGACGAGAGCCTTAACCGATGGCACTCCTAATATGTACGGTACGTACTGGCCTATTAGATTCATTTCAGCCATTCCTTTGGTAGGGTGTTGTCAGCCCACGGGAATCCATGCTGGTCAGCCCACATGCTGTAGGTGGTCTTCGATTTCTTGGTGATCTTGTTGGCTGCACGTTCGAATATAATCCGGATGTCGAGCTCTGGGTGCTGCTGCTTAACCAGCTTCATCTTCTTACGTGTGGCCATGTCCAGCACACCCTTGAACTCAATGTGAAACTCAGTGGTAGGTGTGACCACCAGCCAGTCCGGTGTATACTTCTTGGTCTCCTCCACCCTGTACTCAAAGGTGTCGGACTCATAGAAGGCATCAACCTTCTTGCCCTCTATGAAACTGGCATCGAACTTAACCTCTGCCATGGACCGACGGCCAACCATAGCTGCCACCTCACGTGATGCTGCTCGGCCCTTAGGCTTGGGCAGCTTGTCGTAGAAGATAACAGCACACTTACACGAGCACACCATTGGGTTGATCGTAGTTGTTTGGTGGATTAGACCAAACATTTTCTTGCAGATTTTGCACCGTCTCTTTTTAACCTTAGCCATTAGTAGTTGTCCCTCCAGGGTCCACTTGTTAATCTATCTCCGAGGTTTGCAAGTACCAAACTTATCAGTATTAGGATACCTCCAGGGATAAGTAATACCAGGGCCAGGACCCCAAGGACTGAGGCACCACTATATGGTAAGTGCTTAAGGATTCCTTTTATCAAACTCATTTAAATATTCTCCTATCAGGTTATATATTGTCCGGAGCCTGCTCTTGGGTATAATAGCAATCGTCCGGTAGATGAAGGATAAAGACCTTGCCTTAGGGTCATGGATACGGACAGAGAACTCCGAATAGTTTGGGTCAAGGACCGTACCATCCTGAGCAGCAAGCCATTTATGCTCCGTGCTGGTCCACTGCATCTTGTAGACTGTGTGCTTGGTCCGGTCATTAGGACCCAACCAGAATCTCTCGGCTGCATCCCAGTCGTCGTCGGTTGAGTAATCATCCTTAAACTCTTTGCTCATGTAAGTCCTCCCACAGTTGGTCAACGTAGTCTTGAATCCTATTCAATGGCACATCAAAGCCCATGCCACGTAGCTGATTCCTAACCTTGGTGGTAGATGCTACTGCCAGGGCTGCACAGATAACCTCAACCTCCATATCCTCCAGGGCCTCAATGTTATACACTGGCATTGACACTCTCTTTACCTCACTCATTATCTGTCACCGTCGGTGCTGAGCTTTCCTCGGAACTCACCACACCACCAGGTAGGCTTAACGTCAGGGTACTCGGTGCACCCCTGAATAGTTTTAACTGGGTGTGCCACCCGGCACTCACCTATTGATCCGGTACCTTGCTTCGTTTTAAAGAACCTGCACTTTTTACACTCCATATTATTTTCCTCCCATTGCTACGGCTTTAAGGTAATCGTTATATTGGTTACAGTACACGTTGGCCGGGCACCAGTCCTCACATCGTTTCCTACCTGCCGTACGTACGTCGTACGATAGCTGGGCACGTTTGTGTTTACAGTCATCCTTTGAAAGATAAGCAGCCACCCAGTCCTTTGCATCTTGCATAGAGTCAAGCACCCGTAAAGCATTCTTACGGTTGTTGGCTTTAATTGCAACCTTGTCAGGGCTGGACCACATATCTTTATAGGAGCACTGGGGTAGGTCATCGTCGGGTGTGTCCTCGTAGGACTTCATCAACTCAACACGGGTCTCAATATACTCGTGCACCACGTCCATCTTATATAGTGGTAACCTGTACTGAAGGATCGGCCAGGTCGGGTAACCCTTCCCGTACCTTAGCTTGTTATTCTTTGACCAGTCACGGAACCAGGCCATGATATTCAGTTCCTTCAGGGTGATCTTGTTGTTGTACCACATCAGGTACCGGTACATGTTCTGTTGCTTGGCCCAGTCGTCATGGTCACCAAAGGTTGCCTTCCATGTGGAAGTCTTCTTCAGGTCCCATAGGGACAGCCGGTCAGTCCACAGCACGTCGTAGGCACCGGATACTTTCCGGTCTGCTATCGTGATACCCAGACGTTCCTCACACTTATATTTCTTACCACCCTCAATCTTGTTGAGGCAATACTCAAGGTAATTATGTGAGGCCGTGCCGTCGAAGCTGTGCATCAGGTCAGCAATCCACAGGTCAACGTCTCCCATGTGCCGTTTGTTCAGGTGCACAACCCGGGGTGGATCAAGCAGGGTGGTAACCGAGTAGTCGGTATCCCCACTGTCGTACTCGTATCGATGCACTTGGATGGCATCATAGATAGGAGTGATTGCATCCATGTCTGTTACGTTGGGCATAGCAAATCAAATTCCTTTCCTAAGGTTTTAGGTACCCGGTAGAAAAATTCACCACTGGGCACCTTCCGGTTGGGTACCTCAACGAGGTACCGGTCAATACAATGGACGGCTGAGAACACGAGGGCACGTTGAAGGTCAAGCCGTAGCATCCAAAAGTACAAGGGCCTACCATCCAGCATGTGGATCAGCCTGGTCTTTCTTTCAGGTATTGATCCTCTTGGGTACGGGTGCTCCCCCTCCTTCCAGCCTTGGCTAACCTCAGCCTCGTGATAAAACTTGAGGCCACCTAACACACTGTACAGGTCTGCTCCGTAATTCTCAGGTGGAACTACCACCTTATCGTCGTGCCCCTTGGCAATCAGATGGTTCTTGATTGCATCCTTTGCCGGTCCATCGAACCTATTATATAGCTCACGTTCGAATTTCTTCCTGGTGCCCCTCATTTGACGATAACGGGACGATCTTTTTTAGCCATGCCAGTGCATGGGGTGATATCAGATGTGCCCATTAAAGGTTTTTCCTGGTCCTGGAATAACTGGTCCGTCCATTTGGTGTGTACCTTCCACATCCTTCGTGCCATAATTCGGGCACAGTGGCTGATTAATTCCTCCAGCTTGAATGATTGGGCCAGGGTTTTGCACATCTTACACAAGGGTATATACCCACTCTCTGTTCGAATCACGTAGTGCCAGGCAAGTTCATACCGGCCATCCTTACGGTCAACCACCAGGAGTTCCTTGGGTGGTTGGCCACAGATATCACACTTACCGGTAGCCACGTACATAAACTGCTCCAAGGACAGGCCAAGGTTCTGGCCTGCCATCTTGGAGTACAGATTATTGTGAGCAGCCTCCATTGCCGTAGCATATTTAGGAGGTCTTGGCATCTACGTCACTCTCCTGATCCCTTTTATGTTGGCAAACTTATCTGGTGTGCAACCATCAATCTCGTCCTCGTCCGTGAACTCATAGAACTCAACGGGATGGCCGAGGCACTCGGCAAGGGAGCATATAGAGTTAGGCTCGTATATGTTCCCCTCCCAAATCTTTCGGTCTGATATGTTGCTGTGCCAGTACATCACGGCCCAGTCACCAGATGGTGAGTCAACGATCTTTATGGTAGGTTCCATGGATTAGAAGGGGATGTCGTCGTCTTCGGGTCCAGGTACGTCCGATCCTTCACCACTGTTACCCGGGTCAACCGGTTCATCAACAGGTTTGGATACCTTCAGGGTAGGCTCAACAACCTCACCGTTAAAGTCACCGGTCAGAATGTATGCCGTGAGACGGCCAGCAAGATTCTCAATGCTGTCTACAACCGTCTTTGTGATACCCTTACCCCCTGCAATGATGGCTGAGGCCTCTATTGCTTTGTGCCGTGCCATGCTCAATTCTTTCTTAGCATCCTTCAGTGCCCACTCTTCCTTGGACATGCCAGAGGATTTACCACCACCACCACCACCACCACGGTTGCCAGTGTCGGCAGCAGCCGATGCCTGTTCAGATGCACCACTCGGGCCAGCAATCTTTTTAATAAACTGCACGTTCTTGTAGGACGAGTCGTCCAGGGTAACCTCAATGAAGTCGTCCCGGCTGAGGCCGTCGGCTATGGTAGCATTCTTGGTACGGGCTCCGTCCTTGGTGGTCTCGAAGAATGCTTTCTTAAAGCCACGGTCATTGGTCAGGTCCTTGCCAGTAATCTCTACCATGTTAGACGATCCACGAACGGTTGATCCTACGGTGTTTACTTTTACTTGTACTGTTGACGGCATAAATTTTATCTCCTATTTTGTGGGTGCACGTAGGGTGCACGGTTAGAAAGGTTAATTGAATACGGCACAATCCTGAGATTGCACCTACGATTATCCAGTGGGTTTCTGTTAATGTGATCGACTGTCATACGTGACCCGTTTGATGGAAGTGGCTTGCCCATAATGCAATGATGAAGAAGCATCTTAGTGTGCCGTCTACCCATACCTGGTACCTGAGCAGCAGCATAATGTATTGGCTGTTGTCGGCACCAGGAAAAAGAATCAATAAGCCATTGATCCTCTGGGTCTACGATAAGGGACTCCCTAAATTTCTGAGTCATTAAATAATTTCCCCTAAACTTTTTCCTTGGTGGTTGAGGCCCTTGAAGAACCAGTAATACTTCGTGTAATCTTTTCCCTTCAGTGATCCGTCCTCGTTCAGGTCGTGCACAGTTACTGAACCAGCACAGAAACCAAATAACCCTACGTGCCCGGTGAATAACTTCTGCAGGTCAATCCCAAACTCAAACAGGTGGAACGGCCAGTGGCCGGTGCCTACTGACACCACCGTTGGCCCATGACATACGATCATGACACCGTGTGGGTGCTTGGTAACAATCACGTTACCAGCCTCCAGTAAACAACCGTGCATGAACCGTCCCTGCCACATGGCAGCTAATCTTTCCCTAAAGAATTGTAGCATACTCCTCCTTATACTTTTTGTATGCCTCAGATGCCTCTGAAGCAGAATTAAATTGACCAATAAGAGTCACCTCACCGTTGACTGTTATCCTGGCTCGGTATCCACCACCATGCTTACTGACACCTCGGTGTCCTTTGATGGTTGAGTTGTGCTGATTGGTTGAACGTGAGACGACTCTAATATTGGCTCTCCTATTATCTAATCCGTTTCCATTCTTATGATCGATTTCTAATCCATGCAATGGCCTGCCGAGAATGCAGTGATGTAGCATCATGGTGGCCTTGCCTGTACCGGGTATATAACACCTGGCATACTGTGTGTTGTACCCCTGCTTTATGTTGAAATAATACGAGTCCAGTAGCCACTGATCCTCTGGGTCTACAAGTATTTCTGGCTGGTCCATGGTTCAATCCTGTTGGGGTATGGTATGTAGCCCGGCCACTCCATTGGAACACGACCAAGTTGAATGTTAAGCAACGGGATGATGTCCCGTAGGTCTCTAATTTCCAGGGCAGGCATACGAACCGGACGGCCCTGGTTCCACGGACGTTTGAACATTACCGGGTAAGGTATCTCACCGAGCAGGTTCATGATGGTCTTCCACCTGTCGTCCACAAATATCTGGGTGTACAGCAGGTTGAGTACCGTGTTCTTTGTTACACCGTCCATCACGTAGGCCCTGAATGGTGTACCACCCAGGTTCTCGGTCAACCACCGGTACGTCACACCAGCATTCTGCTGAGCCCGGGCAGTGACAACTGCAATAGGCTCCCCGGTAACCTGGTAAACATACTTCAGTACGTCGGCCATGAACGGAGATGGCAGTGCTGACGGAGATTCCTCGTACACACCTTCGTGAATAGCCTTGTACACTTTGTTCCGACTAACCCCTGGTATCTCGTAGCTAAATTTTTCGTACCCCTCCGGTCCCTTGCCTCGGATGTCCAGGCCAGAGTTGTACCCGAACCTCTTGGCAATGTACTCCTTCAGGTAGTCACCCTCGTTGAGGACACTGTCCATGTCAAAGGCAATGATGGTACGGTGACCGTCAAGCTCGTCCTCTGTTGGATTAATAAACACGTTGCTGTATTTAGTTTTCAAAATATCCCCCTGTTCTTTGGTTGGATTGTTAGTTCATCTGGATTGATGTCGTACGAGTTCTCCAGTAAGAGCAACTCAATCTCCAATTCATGGCACCGTTGCTTCCAGTGCTCAACCTCTGCCTGCATGTAGGCTATCCAGTCGTTCTTATCACCGGACTCAAGGATAGACCTAACACGTATGTCAACCTGCTTGTCGATCTCACCTTGAATCGATTCGGCTATACTATTTATGTCGGCCACTGGTTGCCCCTTTCTTATTGCAGTTTTATTAGCCACGGCAGCTAAGCCGTAGTAGGCCCGGGAACGTGGGCTCATTTCACCCCACATTACACCCATAGGCCATTCACTTTCTTCAGCTTGTGGTTGACGGTCCCGTAGTACGGACCCCACTCAGCCTCACCAGTTAATGGTAGGTTAAAGTTAACACCAAAGTAGTCGTTGATAATCTCGGGCAGGTCCTCAAAGGTTTCGATGCCCAGCTTGGCCACCCGTTCTACCTCGTGAGGCATGGTGTCAAAGATTATGGAGTCGTGCACCTGGCCCATCCAGTTTGTCGATACGTACTCACTTGGTGACATCTGCATACGTTTCCACATCACGTGCATGGCCAACGGTACGATGTCTCCTGTTGCTGTGCCCTGCACGGGATAGTTTTTAATGCACGTTTCTGAGTACACGAACACACCGGCATGCTTCTTGTGGGGCACCTTCGGTATCTTGTACATTCTACCGAGAGGGCTATAAAGGAACCCTCTATCACGTGACACACGTGTAATATTCATCTGCTGCCATTGGTACAGGACATGATATTTACGATTGTACTCCTCAACAATCTCGTTCCAACGTTTCAATGAGAAGTCAGGCATCTTCGGGTCCATGTAGAATGCATAGGCAGAGCCACCGTACAACAACCGGAAGGTCATGATCTTAGCATCCTGCCTGTACTTAGCATCCCCAAAGAATTGGATTGCATTGTCAAGGTGGATGTCAACACCGTCCCTGATTTCCCTCATGGCCACCGGGTCCTGGCTTAGCCATGCTGCAACCCTCCACTCCAGTTGAGACAGATCGATCACAAGTATCAGGCCGTCTGGCCTTGATGCCATAAAGCATTTCTTTAACGGGTTGGTGAATCCGTCCTCGTCCTCTTTGGATCGTGGAAAGTTTTGACCGTTAGGTCCAGACGATGTAAATCTGCCAGTGGCAGCAACGGTTTGGTTATAGTTAGGGTGTAACCAAAGATCGGAATTTGCATCTGATTTATAGAAAAGCCCAGTACCTTCCTTGACCCCAACGAATGTCTCAGTGAACTTAGCAATCTTGCTCCGGTGCAGTAGTAACTCGATGACCCTACGTTTGAGCCTAACCGTACTCCCCCCGTTGTTGTTACACCTGAGATTCTTAAGAACGTCCTTGTTGGTTTGGAAAAAACCAGTAGGAGCACCGTCCCTAACACACTCAGATTTATCCGGTGGCACAAAGCCGATCCCCGGTAGTTTAACTTCATACTCCTCCCTCACTTTCTTACAGGTTAACTCCAGAAGGGTACGGTTCCTGGTCTTCGTGATGGTCATACCCTTTTTCTTACCAGACTTGTACGTGAATTGATACGGTTCCTTGTACGTAATGTTCTTGGTGTAAACGTTTGGCTTGAACCGTTCACGTTTTACCAGGCCACCGTAAAGACTGGCCGACAGTTCGTTGCCTGAGTTAAGGTTGATGTCATCCCTGCCAAAGTATGTGAGTAGCTCAGCATTGGTGACCTCCAGGTCCTCAGTAAAGGTAGCAACGTAGTGCTCAGCAAGTGCCCGATCAAAGGGCATACCATTGAGCTCTATGTCAGTCACCGAGTGGAGCACGTCCTGCCTCACCCTGATTAGTTTCATCAGTTGTTTCTTAACCGAGGCTTGTTTCCACTGTGACTTGAATAGATCGGCAGTAATGTCAACGTCGTTCTTCTGGTACGGCAGCAGTATCCTTAGGGGTACCTTGTCTGTGTTGACACCGGCATCCCAGTAAGTTTTAACCACGTCCGTTTTGATTGGTAGGCCATGACGTTCACATGTGTTGCTTAAGTTTTGGGCTGGACCAGGACCGTATGTTGCCTTGTCCTGGCCACTCAGCATGTACTCTGCAACCTGAGTGTCCCACAGTCTAACCTTAGACAGGTCCACGTTGATGGTCTTAACCCAGTTCATGTCGAACTTTATATTGTGACCGGCAAGTATGCCCTGAGGCCCAAGCTTATCGATCTCTGCTTGGATCTCAAAGGTGACAGCAAGCCGGTCCTCTTGAGTTATGTCTGGTCGTTCACTGTGATACCACACCCACTCTTTGTAGTAGGTGCCTCCGTCCTGCAGGTACATCCTCAACCCGATGGTGCTCAGAAAGCTGCCCTTCATCCAGGGATGCAGGATAGGTTTCATCGATGTTTCAAGGTCGAGTATTGCCACATTCATATCAGTACCTCGTACTCTATTTTGTTTGCATCCTCAAGTGCTACCCAGAACCTGACCTTACGGAACACACCCATGTGCATTACCTCAGCCCTGAAGGTGACGGAGTTATACATCTCGGACCCTTTACGAATAAAGATCCTATCAACAGTCAGTACATCACCCGGTCTCAGTGTCACAGCAGCAGCCTGACCACGTCGGTGTATCCGTGGGATGCCGTCCATGTTAGCACGTCCGGACACCAGGTCCCACAGGCTTTTGTTTCTTTCCTCACACAGCAGGCTGAAAGACCACGGCTTAGTCAGTCGTAAGCATGTGCCTAATGGTGGTATGAAAAGTTTCATCGAACTTGTCCTTCCATGTCACGTAACGGGTGACATTATGTTTTATGTTGTGCCGTTTGATATAGTCGTAAGACTTGGCACCATTCATCACCTTAACCCACGTGCTGTAGGTATTAATTCGACAAACAATTCCAAGCCTACGTGTTCCTGCCAGATCAACAAATACTTTGATGGGCTGCTGGTTCTGATAATCAAGTACTTTCATCATCGTCAGTATCCTCCCTGTATGCATTAATTTTAAGGGCCTTGCACAGGTTGCAGTGGCAAAGCCCGGTTAGTTCGTACAGTAGGTCAAGCCATTTCTCATACTCGGTTGGTTCATCCGGTACCTCGAAGCACCTGTCACTCATGGTGCTTGTGCTTCTTCTTCCGAGTGTACTTTGACTTGTCCTTGTGCCAGACGGTCCTCCGTCTCAGCAGCCCACCCAGTTTCTTACGTCCCTTCTTCTTAATCATCTGTCCGTATACCTACACTTCTCGGGATTGAAGTCTACCTGATCCCTTCCCTTCCGTCCGTACTTCATCTTGTTCTTAAAGATGTTCACGAACCTGGTGAACTCCATCCCCTGCTCGTCAAGGAATCCAACACCCACACCCCAGTCAAGTTCCCCAGGCACGTCGGTCTTCGAGCCGTTGATGTTGTCCATGTTTAACCACTGACCAGACTTAGCATCTGCCTGGGCTACACCCATGACCATGGTATTGTAGTCCTGACCGAACCCACGGAACGTACCGTAGATACTGGCCAGGGCAAGTGGCCCCTCCTCTTTGTTGCCTGGTATTTTAAACTTGGCTATCTGGTCGGCAACAGTGACCAGTGGGTTATATCTTTTGATCAGTGTCTCCACGTCCCGGGTGCTCCTCACACCACCGTGGAAACGAATACAGTCTCCGTTCTTCCGACTAACCTGCTCACCGAACTCACGTGGGTTTTGCTCAGCCCACTCGGTGTCTACCCCCAGTAGTGATACACCACACCGTGCCTTCAGCCCTATGATACCCTCCTCGTTGCCACAGTACAGTAGCTGGTGGTCGGTACCCTTAAGCTGCAGTGCAAAGTATGCCAGGCAATTAAGAATGAATGATGTCTTACCAGTGTCGGGCCGTGCTATCACCAGGCCTAAGCTTGGTTCAACACCACCGATACAGTTGGTAAGAACTTTCAACGGCCACTTGATCCCAGAGTCTGAGGCTCTAAATTCGATGGCCTCTTGGAAACTCATGTCACAGTCCTGAAGCTGGTCAACCTTATCGGACAGGGTAACCAGGTCACTGTACTCCTGCATGATATCGTCAACACCGGTCAGCATACCAGTCTTCTGGTTGCTTACAACCGGTGAGCACAGGGCCATGATCTTAGCTGCCATGTGTCGTTCAATGACAGCCTCCATCAGTGTCCGTGTAATCTCAGGGCCGATGTCCTGGTTCATAGCCGAGTCAATGATTGAGTCAACGAATGCCGTGTCCCGTGAGGGATTCTTCTTCTTAATATAAACCTTCAACTCCTGAGGTGTGATGCTGGTCTTGTCAGGGAACAGTTGGTACAATTCATCGATTGCTTCAAGCACCCCAAGCTGAGCCTTGTCCAGGTTATCAATCCTCAGCATGTGCCGGTGGAATTTAACCTGGGACTTAGAGTCAGATAGGAAGTGCTTGATCACTGCTAATACTTCCATAAACTATGCTCCCTTAGTGCCAGTCAGTGTTATCCTTTCGGAGTAGATACTCGTCGGACAGGACCTTCAAGATTAGACGGCCACCGTAGAAGTCCTGCTCTTTGTGAGGCCGAACAACGAAACCCTCAATGGGCTTGGTCTTGCCGTCGATGAACGACGGTAGGTCCGGATCGTTGAGTACGTCGAGTATCTGGTCCAGGTCATAGTCACCCTCAGTGTACGGTACCACCTGCTCGTCTCTGCTTTCAACCCACTGCACCATCTCGTCAAAGTCCATGTACTTACCGGTCTCAACAACCTTGATGTCCATGAATGCCACGTCCACCTTGCCGTCCGTGAATCCGTAGCTGTAATTCTTTTGGATACCGTCACCAAATATTTCACCGTACCACAGGTGACCCTTGGGTACCTTCTTCTCCAGGCCGTGCTCGTCAACGATTCTTTTGTATACGTTATTAGAAAAGGCATCCTTTCCCTTACCGTCCATGAGTTGCACGTTATGGGAACCATACACAAACTCCCACTTCTTAGAAAGCCCCAAAATATTTTTCAGCTTTTGAAGAAAAGTTCTGGGCACAAAGGGTACCCACCCACACCTGAAGTTGGTGCCATGTATCTTCTCTGTGATGTACACGTGCATACCATTCATTGCCTCGGAGTATCTCTTTAGCTGGTTGATGCTCGTGTACTTTGAGAACATCGGATGGCAGTGACGTTTCGGTGCAGCCTTACCTGACATGGCATTGGGTGCCTTGGTAGGTGGCTCATACTTGGTGATGTCCAGGGCCGACGTACAGTCAAGGCCTTCCTTCTGTAATACAGGGGATGCTATTGTGCTGCAGCCAGGGTACTGAGCAGCCAGGCTCAACGGGATGATCATCCCCTGAGACACGGCCCCTCTTAGTTTGATTGCTCTTACCCGGTGCTTGTTCAGCTTGACCTTGCTGTCAGGCCCAAAGATAAGGGCCTCAAGTTTCTCGGTGAGTATGGAGTCAACCGGGATATACACTACCAGTTCACCGGCTGTGTAGACATCCTTCTGTACACACACCTGGTACCCACCGACAAAGGCAAGTTCCATACGGTCTGCATTAGGGTGCTCCTCAATTTTAGTTATGCTAACTACTTCAGCTTTTAATTCGGCCATTGATAATTGCCTCCTCTATTTTTTTATTCGAGTACATCTTAGGGTCCTTGTCAGTATAGATAGCCGTTGCCGTAAGCCCATGAGTCCCAAGTGCTGCTTGATACTTGACAGCCTTGTTGTAGGCATCGGAGTCGAGCCATATCCGTACGTCCCATCCTCTGAGGTGTGGATACAACTCGTAGGGAAAGTACGTCGTAAGAAGGGCACTTGCAATACGTCCCGTTGTTGAGATTCGGATAGCACTGAAAATGTCCTCAACGAATACCACTTGCTTTTGGAAACGATTGGTCTCTGGGAGTGCAATGAAACGAGGGTGTTTAACGTCTCGATTCCTTTGTGTCCACCATTTAGGTTTGTCCGGATCAGCATCTTTAAGCTTACGTCCCATGACCCCCACCAATTTCTTAGCCCAACCACCCGGGCCTTGACCGTACTTATAAACTGGAATAATGAGTCGGCCATGAGAAGGACTCCATCCAATCTCAAAACGTTTGATGTCGTCGTCCATAATACGGATGTCATATAACATAACCAGTCCTTTGGCCGGTATTTTAAATGTAAAATCTGCAGGTAGCACCACCTGTTCAGGTCGGTTATTAATCTTCTTATCCTTTGAAGCATTCTCTGCTAACTCCCTTACCTGTTGGGGTGAGGCCTTGGTGTCAGAAATAAAGTAACTCTTCTCACACCGAAAGCAATAGAATAAAAACCCATCCTCTTTTCGAGTCATCTGTACAGCATTGGAATTACCCTGTCCCTCACAACGAGGGCACTCTTTGATCCTACGAGAGTCACCAGTAACCATGCTGTAGTCAACTGCACTGTTAAGCACACTCATTGTAGCACCGGGAAGTCAATAGACCATTGACCCTCAGCCTGCCGGGTCTTTTCCAGCATGGCCTCTGCCTCTGGTCATCTAAGGACCGTGTCTCCGTACTTGACGGCCTCAGTCTCACTGCCACTGGACACGTACCCTATAATCTTGTGCCCTTCTTTTTTAATGAGCCCGGCCAGGTCCTCACGGGCAGGCCAGTTGAGAGCAGCCCGGGTTACGTTAGTGCCCTTCTCAATATAAACGATATAGTCTTTAGGTACTGCCATATTAGTATCCCCCTCTTGACTGTCGTGCTACGTAGGCCAGTGCATCCTCCCGGTCCTTAGCAAAGAACGGGTGGAACACGTGGCTAACAAAGTCAGACTCGTAAGCTTCATCGATATCCCTTTGGTCAAAGAATCTTTTAACCTGCAGCTTACCGTTGACGTGAATGTATCCCCACCATTTTTCCATGTGGCTACCTCCTAAGTAGTAAGTACCCAAGCAAGCTGCCCAGGTAGCAGAAGAGTATGTCAGTCATCTTACCAATCCCAGGCAGGCCACCGTCACCCTGGTCAATGAACTCACGAGGCAGGATAACAAGTGATGCAATGAACAGCATGGTCCCAAGCTTCATGCCCCTGTGGTAGCAGGCAACGGCCAGGACAAAGAACCATATAACATGAAGTGCTTGATCAGCTATTTCAGCTATCATTTTTCTTCTCCTTAAGTGGTAGTTGTGTTTGATACTTCACGGTGTCTGGTGTCACCTTGCCCTTTGGCATGGCTTTCTGCCAGGCCTTGTGGGTCTGGTTCTTTCCACCCTTCTCCTCAACCAGTTCGTTGTGAATCTTTCGGACCTCCTCGTTGGTCTTGATGATCGTGTCCATAAAGGTCATGTTCTTTTGGATGTGGTCCTGAATGGAGGCACAGAGCAGGGCAAGTTTGTATATGTCCCGTGGCTGCACGGCTAAGATGTTGGGCTCCAGTTCTGAGTACCAGCAGCCGTCTTCCTTCTCGGTTATAATAAGTTTGATGATACCCCTGACCGATGGATCGATGGCCGGGGTATGCTTGTGGTAAAGTGACTCGTAGTGCATCAGCCACCCAGCCTTTTGGTTTTCTGCTGGCCGACACGTACACGGTTCTTGCTGGTCACAACCTCAGGTGGATTGAAAGCACAGGCCTCAGCCCTTATTAAATGATTGGGTATAAAGAAGTAGACCGAGCACCCTTTAAATCCAAGGGGTCCAGTCGGCAGTGCCTTCGAGCACCCTTCACACGTTGGTTTCCAGTACGTTGCCTTAATCATTTTCCTCCTCCGGACAGGAACAGTCACCGTCCTCGTCAAGTTGTAAAGTTTCGATGTGAACACCCGAGTGGGTCAGGTCTATGGCCTTATATAAATAGATGCAGCCCAGTTCCTCTGTGTGCACAGCAAAGCCACCGTCACAGGATGATATGCTGGTCTGGGTCAGGTCACCCTGGCCAGACAGGTGTGTGCCGTGTGCATCCACCTTACCACTTACAATAAGCCCCCAAACAAAGAGGACTATCAGCCACCAAACGGGGGCCCAGAACAGTGTATTTAATTTGTTATGTTTCATTAGCAGGTACCTCTCTTCCGTTTGTTTTTATTTTGCTGTGAACGTGTAGCCCACCGGCAGTTCTCAGGTGTATAGTCACCGTCGTTGTCTATCCGGTCAATGGAATGATTCTTGGGCCTGGGACCCATGTCCTCAATGAAAGCCTCAAGGCTGTTAAGCCACCGGTCACAGATTTTAATACCCCGGGCACCGTAATATTTGTAGCCCTCATCCCTTTTATCGTAGCACCTGGTCTTCATGTTGACCCAGGTCCTGTGGTGTGGGTTCTTGGCCCGGTGTATCCGATCCTGCTCTTTCTGGTGGTCCTCATACTCTCTGACTAACTGGTAAGCAAAATCAATTACCGATGAATCATGCTCAAATCGTGATCCTATGTCTTTACTCATACTTACCTCCATACCCAACTCTTATAAGGTTAGTTGATTATTTTGTCAAGGGGCACTTCGTGATCGTAGTGCTTATCGACCAACGGGCATGGTTCATCCTCCAGTTTAAACTCTTTACAGTGTTCATAGTTGGGACAGTCGATGCCGTCCGGACAGTTGTCATCCATAGTACTAATCCCTCATGGCCAAGCCATAGATTGTTAATATAATGTCCAGGCAAATGGCAACCCACAGGCCTGACATCCAGTCTTGAGAAAAGTTAAACGGGTTGGTCATCATGAATGCACCTATTAAAACAATCTTAAATAATATCATCTTTTTAATTCCCCTTTCAGGGCAGCACACAGACGTATTATACAATCCAGTTCCTCACGGTTGATGATCCGTTTGAGTGCTGCCATTTTTATATGGTACTTAATGAAGTGAGCTACCATGACTATCCTTTCACGTTGATGAACGGCTCGACACTGTCGATCACCTCTACGAGATTCTCCTGAGCATCCATAACCGAGGTGGGGTCTTTGTATGCAGCCGGTGACTCGTCCAACCGGTTACGGCTAACATCAGCCACGATACCGTCCATATCATTTTCAAAGTCAACCAAAGACAACGTAGCTTTTGCCCTTTTTCTTGAGCCCGTACGACCAGCCCCATGTGATGATGAACACAGAGACTCACTATCACCTCTTCCCCGAACAATATAACTCCCGGTTGCCGGGTTGCCAGGGATAACTCCGAGCTCATTGAGTCCCGAGGACGTTGCCCCTTTTCGATGTATATTCCCATCAACTGTTGCCTCCATGTGGTTGTGTGTTTTGTTTATTAGTGACTCCCAGCAAAGACCACCCTGGATGCCAAGTGAACGTACTGCCTTCTCAACCCCTATCAGCATGATGCCACGGTTAAGCAGGGCAAAGTCAAGCATAAACCTAAGGTCCTTTAGATAGTCCCGACCATCCCTCTGATTTGTCATCAACGGGTAGGCACCCTCACGGGCCTTGCCTCCACCGGCAATTTTCATGTAGTGCAGTGCCACGTCGTGGCCTATGCCCCGTGACCCTGAGTGGATCACAATGCCCACCTCACAGGCATCGTTCAGCCCAACCTCAATGAAATGGTTGTTGCCTCCCATGGTACCCAGTTGCCTATCAGCATCACGTTCCTTGTACTTTTCGGCCAGGAACCGGCTAACACACCGGCCCGTGGGCATGGACGTGATAGCCTTATCGTGGTGCTTGAACCCTACCGGAATCTCCTGCTTGATAGCATGGTAGATTTCTTTCTTCAGGTCCAGGCACTCGGAGGCTTTGAACGTTGTCTTTATGTAACACACACCACATCCCATGTCGTACCCTACCCATGCTGGCACCACGAAGTTCTTGTCCGTCATGATCACACCACCGATAGGCATTGCATACCCCGGGTGACCGTCGGCCATGAGTGCACCCTCCAGTGCAAAGTGTGCCTGCAGGCTCTCAAGAAACTGATTGATTGCATGCAGTTCGATTAGGTTCTCACCGTAAACCTTAAACGGTTTACCATCACATCTCATTCTCTCGTCTAACATAGTAGTTCCTCCTCCAGGTCGGCAATCCGATCCTGTAATTCATTAACTTTTTTGTAGTGATGTGCTCGGGCACACAGGACTGTTTTACCTGTGCACCCTGACCCCTCATTACAAGGTGGAAAGTGTCATAAGCACCTGCCCTCACTCTACAGGCTTATTTTTCACCTCACCAGCACTATTAAGACGGAGCCTCCTCTGGGCCTTAGCCACTGTGGGCATTGGTCTGCTGGGTCTACGGTAGCTTTAGGTTGTTGCTTGGCAGGGTCCTTTCATCCCTATATGGATGTAGTGGAATACCGTTCACCGGGATACCTTGTGACTCTTTCGGCCATTGAGGGTGTTTGTGCCTCCCGGTACGGGCCTGTGAGTGTTACCCCAATCTTTGGCCGGTAAACCTGGCAGCTTATACATCAGCACCCTCCAAGAGAACCGGCTACACTCATTTAAACCTCATTTCAAACCTCCTAATTATCCATACTACATTGTGACAGGGACCCAATCCGTTCTGGTTTTGATTTGCCCTACTAAGATGGTTGGTATGCCACTCCGGTTCTGGCTTAAGGTTGCAGGCTCATACGTCCTGCTGCACGTTTGATTGCCAGGCTTTTTATTTACGGGACTTGCCGTGTCCCTTATTGCCTTTACCGTTCTTGTCCTTGCTGTGGCCTTTACCCTTACCGTTGCCATGGCCTTTACCCTTACCGTTGCTGTGCTTGTCACGGTCACAGTCACCACCGTTGTCCGGTGTGTCCGGTGTGTCAGGGCTGTCCGGTGTGTCGGGACTGTCCGGTGTGTCGGGTGTATCAGGTGAGGACGGTGTGTCAGGAGATGATACACCACCTGATCGATTGTCGTTGTCCCAATACACTGGGGTGATCTGTTTCCCCGGTGAGCAAGCCACCAGGAATGCTAATGCTGCCAGGGTGACGATGATTCTTTTAACTAACATAGGGTTTTCCTCTCATGTAGTTATGGCACGTACGTACGAACCACGGCTTGAATACCGGTGGTCTATGGTGCCTGATTAAAGGTGAAGCAACGAGCCAGGCCGTTGCCAAGGCCGTCCCTTGAAAAAATAAAACGATTGCCAACCACCTCCGACCAGGCACCCCGAACTTCAGTGCCCAGTCCCGGCAGTAGATGCACAGCAGGTACATCTCTGTTTTGTACCAGTGTATCATGCCCTCACCTCCACTCTCACCAGTGAGCCATAGTCAGGCATGTACTCCAGGTAACTGTCGTTGAAGATACCGTAGGATGGCACCTGAGCCCATACCACTGGACAGTCAGGTTCCTCCTCGGGCCATTGGCTACACTCACAGTCGGTGAAGAAGACAATACCCTTTGGATCGATGTCGTCCTGATCCTCAAGCCAGTCCCACACTCGGTTGAACCTCGTGCCACCACCACCCTTGTAGTGGAGCTCAAAGTCAGGATCAAACACGTCGTGGGGTAAGAACTCCTCGTGGTACTTATACCCAGTGTCCCAGTAGACGACTATGATCCGGACATTAAACATCGTTACGATTTCCCGTATCTCAGCCTTGATCTGGGTTAACTGCTTTGAGTTAAGGGAGCCTGACGTGTCCACATACATAAGCAGGTCGGGCATGGAGTTGTCGTACATGCTCGGCAAGTATACACCCTGCTGGATGTACCGTACGTTAGGCCGGGTCCAGGTGTAGTCATTCCTGGTTATCTCGGCACACAGTTGCTGGAGCTCGTCGTACCAGTACACCTTAGGTGCAGTCACGTCCTTGATGATCCGTTTAATTTCACCGGTCATCTTGCCTACACCCTCAGCCTTCATGCCTGCAGCCTGCACCCACTGGTCAATCTCGTTGGATGCATGCTCAATCTCAGCCGGTGTAGCCTTGCCCTGCTTGTAGGGTCTGACCTCACCTGGCATAGACGGTCCAGACCTGGGCTGTCCGGTCTGAGGATCGTTACCACCAGCACTGCCACCGTCCTTGCACTTGTCGTTGCTATCGTCGTCGGTCAACTCCTCAAAGATGTGCTCGGCCAGGCTGTCAGGCCACCGGTCCATGTCCAGCAGCCAGTTAGGATTGACTGCCATACCTGGGGTGGTTTCGATCATTGGGTTCAGGGCATAGTCACAGGCCCGATTGAACCGGTCATGGTGCTGCTTGTACATGATGTTCTCTGCTTCACGTAACGGGTGCTTTAAGATAACGTGCCAGCACTCGTGAGCAAATAATCCGACAATCTCCTCGTGGGTGAGGGTTGCTACATACTCCAGGTTGTAACCTATGGCCACTCCGTCGGTCCAGGCAGTGTCACAGGTTGGGTCCTCGTAAACGTCCAGTCTCATAAAGACTGAGCCAAAGAATACAAAGTCCATAACGAGGGTGAGCCTTGCATTCTGTACCTTTTGCTCTGGTGTAAATATTTTCACGGTCACCTCCGATTAGAATGTAAACTTGATTCCGATGTACCCTCTACGTGGGTTGGTCACCTTAGGCTTGAAGACAATTCGAAAGTCGTCAAGTGGGATAGCATCGTCCAAGGGCTCTTGCCAGTGGTCGTTTATGCCGTCGTGGACCTGGTACAGTATTTTATTGGTCTGCACTACGGCACGTTCACCGTAGGTCCCGGCACATCCACACAGGTACCACACCAGGGTTACGGCTATGACTGCATTAAATACTACCTTCATGTTGCACCTCCTGTTAATGGTTTGCAAGAGTACACCCATCACGGTCCAGGTGTTGCAAGGTTCCTTACGATCCCGGTGGATAGTGCACTCTGGTAAAGCATTATCAAAAGGGTGAGAAGGGCCAAGGCCTGCCGAACGGATCGACTAACGGCCTCGGGTCCCTTCCTTAGAATTTAGATTATACCGTCCATGTTGGACAGGATTTTCTTGGCACTGTCCGATACCTCTTTACGTTTCTGATCGTCGTCACGTAACGTTTGAGGGTCCCACTTGGTAAGATGTTTCTTAGCCTCTGCAGCCATCTCGTTGATGGCCGGGTCACCGGCTATGTTCATCTTGGGGATCAGGTCAACCAGTTCCTCAAGGTTGCCGATCAGAGAGTCACGGAACACGTGCTCTGACTTGCACAGACGTTCGTGGATGGCATACACGTGGTCACGTAGGGTTGTAACGATGTGCTCCTGAGCACGGCTAAACTTCTTCATGGCCTGCTCGTCGATCTGTGCTGCAATGGCCTCACGGTCTGCCTCGGTCAGTACGGCTCGAAGGTCATCACCGGAGGAGACAACGTCCCACTCCAGGTCAAGCTGGAACATGTTCATAAGCATTTCCTGGTCCACCGATCCGTTAGGAGCAATGAACTTGTAATCGTTGATGTCAAAGGCATCCCCGAGAGTCTCCCGGGCCAGTGCAACGTTGGCCTGGATGGACTCGACAAAGATTGCTACCTCTTTCCGGTAGTTGTTTGCAAAGTCCTTAAACTTCTTGGTGAACTCGGTGTAGATGTCGATGGACAGTAGCCTGTAGCCTTGGTCATCCCACGGCAGGCTCACACGGTAGTAGTACTTACCGGCCTTGGAATAGATGTCGTTTGTGGCCTGGGTTACAGATTTGGGGAACAGTGATTTGTTGACCCGTACGGCACCCTTCTCGGTGACCTTCTTGAGTTTACAAATCTCCTCCGACATAAGCTTGTCGGTTTTGTTACGGTTGAATTTTTTCCTGTTCAACTTGACCATCAGGGCCTTGTTCTTCAGGATGTCGGTGCTGGTAATTTTGATACCCATAATTAATACCTCCTAAAATTGGCAGAGGGACAGGGATTCGAACCCTGGCACCCTTTCGAGTGTACAGGTTAGCAACCTGCTGCCTTACCATTCGGCCATCCCTCTGCATTAATTTAATTTAATTTGAAAAGAGATCACCATTGTCTGCAGCAAAGCCAATGTAGGCTGCATGTTTGGTGAGCTTATCGTTAAAGCCAGGCAGGTCAAAGTGAAACACGGCCTGCAGTTCCTTGGTGAAGCAACGGTCAATGTACTTGTAGATATTGGCCAGGTTGCCCCGGGTCATACGGCTGTGCAGTGCACCGATCATGGCATAGCAGATGTCCGGTGTGCCAGGATTCTCGGCAGCATCCGGATTGTTGCAGACCACGTCCAGGTCAGGCATACGGGTTACCAGTTGCTCAAACTGGAAGTACTCATTTGCCATCGGTTTGCCAACGGCACCGGCATAGGCACTGGGTCTCACAACCTTATCAAAATTCAGGTTGATCACGTTGGACAGGTGCTCTATGGTCCTGGGACAGGGCTGATTAGCTATGTCCCGGATGGGTTTCCAGCCGTCGTCACCACCCACTAACCAGTTGGGACGGTGTCTCATGAAGGCCACCAGCATAGGGCTGATACCCTTGGTCACGGCATAGGCAATCCACGGCTCTAACTCAGGCACTAACTCGAAGATGCCCTGGAACCGGGACTTTACAGGCTCAAGAACTCCTGACACACCAGCACGGTCCTGTTTACGATT